AATAGTCCAGCAACCAATTGGCAGGATTGGTGCCAGCAAATGGAGATGTGGTGCCCCAGGTCTTGGTAAGATCGGGGTAGGTATCACTCAATTGTGCTCCTGTGCTGTGAGTGGTCACATCATAAACTTTTTTACCATACACTTCAAATTGTAAATTGGGCACTCCACCATTGTAAGGATTGTTTTCATCTGTGCTCCATTCAAATCTAAACACCGCATAGGCCACACCAGGCAGTGTGCGTTTCTTGTCTTTCCAACTGGGTGCCTCTGCCAACAGCACACTTTGAGCTTGATTTTCTGTGCCTTTGAACAATTCAAATTTAATTTTTCCAAAATATCTGCTGGGAGTGCCTCCCAAATCTTCCAACACTGTGTCTGTGGCATAATAACCTGTGCCCTGTGGCGATATTAGACTGGTGTCGTCCACAATCAAACGTCTAAAACCATCAATCTCACCTTCACAAATCACATACACCACATACAAAAAAGCATTGTTGGTGCCGCTGGTTTCTGCGTAAATCACAGTGCCACCCATGCGTCTAAATCCGTAAATTACGGGAACTCCTTCATTGGTGCCAGTTTTGGTAAGCAATACTCCTTGTTCTGTAGCATCAGTATTGCCTATATCAGATGCTCCCATAGGTTTGATATTGAATCCAAAAAAGTCTCCCACAAATCCTGTAATTTTTTTTATTGCTCTTTTGATAGGAGGAATAATTTTTTTAATAATGCCACCCATTATGACAATCCTTTCATGTGAATGTAACCCACACAATCAGCACCTTTGCTGCGATAGAACAATTGTGCTCTGTCTAAAAATTTCACAGTGGGTTTGAATTCAGCTGTGTGTGCCACACACATGGCCTGCATGATGGTTGCACCTGCTGCATAAAATTCTTCTTCGCAAGTCTGCCACAACTGGTCTGACAGTGTCTTGCTTCTCACATCTGGTCGCACAAAAAACATCACCACGTTGCCCACCACAGTCTTGTTGTAGATTTTTCTGCTGAGTTGAGTGGCAGCATAGGCCACTATTTCACCATTCTGTTCACACACAAAGATTTCAAAGTTGGGATCTATCAAACCCATCCTTAAATTTTCAAAACACACAGATTCATCCAAAGGATCGTGTGCTCCTAATTCTGCACTGGCAGCATGATGATGTATGATGTCTTGCATGCGATACATTTCTTTTGCTGTGAGTTTGCGTATGTCGTGCATTATGCTTTGCCCCATTTGATATCTTTCAGCGTGGTAGCACTGAACTCCATGCTGAAATCATCTGCATGCTCAATCTGCATGCTGCCTATGTTGGTTTTTCTGCCAGCTTTTTTGTCAAAATTAATAAATTGACTGCTGATTTCTAATGAAATGTTAGCTGTGTCTCTGGCGTTGGTAACCTGGTAAGCGCTGATTCTGCCTTTGAATATGATCACAGCATTGTCACCCGCAGAGTCGCCTATCAATTGATTGTTGCTGATGTTTAAAAACGCTCTTCTCACAGTGACAGGTTGATTTATAATATCGCTCACAGCAAAAGCAGTCACATTGGCCAAAGTCAATGCACTGATCTGCAGGGTCACACTGACAATTTGCAAGTCAGCATTCTCTTCTGTTTCACTGATGCTTAAGAACTCGCCCTGTGCTGTGTAGGTGTTTGAATTAAAAGACACGTTGAAAGGAGCATCTGTGTATCTGGTAGTGGTGTTGTCTGGCATTGAAATGTCCAGCAACACCACACTGATCAAAGTGTTGCCTGCGAGATATGTGTTCTGCTTGACGGATAAACTGCGCGTCATTATAGCACCTCTTGTATGTCTAATCTATGTGACACCAATCCATCATTGGTGTAGGCATATTCTTGCAAATCATTAATGGCAATCACAGTGAAAGGCACAGCGTCATATGTGATCACGCTGCTGTTGGTGATGGCACTCACTAATGGTGGTTCTATGGTAACATTTTGATTGCCGTTGCTGGTCCAAAGCACACCTGCAGCATTGGTCACCATGTACACTTTGGTGTGACTGGCAAATCTAATCACCATGCCAGGTTCCCATTTGGTGCCGTTGATCACTCCCACTGTGGTGGCGTTCACTGACACTGTGGTAGCGCCAGCAGCAGTGGCACCGTTCACTGTGAAAGTGGGTGTGGGTGATCCATTCACCACACCGTTGAATTGACTCACTCCAGGTATCACCACATTGAATTCGTTAAGAGGTCCTCTGGTGGTGGACAGGAATGCTTTAAGTTTTTTGTATTGATCTTGTGTGTCTGGAGAAAACTGCAGTGTGCCACCCCACAGTGTGGTAGCATTGCTGGCACGAATTGTTCTACCACTGGCAGTTTGTGTGATCTTGGTTTGTGTTTGTTGTGCAAAGTTCACAGCAGTGATGCCCAACGTGGGTGAATTGGTCACAGTGATTTGTGGTGTTTGATTCACGTAGTATGTGGTTAAATCGCCTATGTTGGCCATTATTGTGTAGCTCCTACTCTGCCGCGTTTGTTGGTTGCTTCATTAATTATGCCCACTATGGTGCTTCTGCGATTGATTAGAATTTGATCAAATCCATCTGCATCCACTGTGGAGATGTTGAAATTCACAGTGACACCTTGACCCATTTGATCATTGGGAGTGATTCTGCCTGATGAATTAGGAGTGAACATTTCTGGACCAGATTCTCCCACCAGGTATGATTGATTCTCTCCCACCAATCCACCCTGACGTCTAGCACCTGTGTATTGTGTGTTGCGAATGGCATTAATTTGTCCCTTCACTGCTATTGCGGTCAATGCTGCAAAAATTGCTCCTAATACGGGACCACCTATGATAGCACCCTGTGCATAAGCAGAGGTTATTGCTTCGTAACCTTTTACGACGGCATTGGCCAATGCCAGTGCTTTGTTAGCTTTGAATGCTTTTTCACTGTATTTGCTTGCTTCACCTAACAATTCACCAAACATAGCTTTGCCCACTGCAATCTGCGTGTCACTGTCCAAATTGGCCAATTTTTCTCTACTCATATTGCCTGCCAAAGCATCCTTGGCCATGTCTGCTATACTTTTTTGTTGACTTAATCTTTTTTTAATGTTATATTCTTCTGTGAGTATAAGAATTCTTTGATAATGAGCTGCTTCATTATCAGCGTCAAGCTTTCTTAAAATTTCTAAATTTGCTATTTTTTCTTGAAATGCTTTTTCTTCTGCACTGCCTTGATTAAATGCTCCGCCTGTTTCAGAAATAATGCCCGGCAATGCCCCTTGTGCTTTTTTTAGATCTGCTATATTTTGCAGTTCCTTAATTCTTAACAGCTCCTGCGCATTTAAAACTTCATTTTTGCCTATGGCCAATCTTGCTTCTGCAAATAATTTTCCTTGTTCATCCAACACCAAGCTCTGTACTTGCTTGTCGTAAAATTCTTCAAATTTTTTATATCTTTCTATTTCTAACGCTGCTTTGGCCTCAGCTGCCAACTTCATATTGGTAACTAAATTTAATTTTTCTTGTTTTTCTTTAATTAAATCAATAGTATTACCATACTGATTCATGCTGTCATCAGCACTCATGAATCCATCTGCTGCATCCACTGCACTTTCAGCAGAACCTTTTAATTTTGGCAAAAGAAACGCAAGACCAGAGGCCAATGCTGTAACTCCTAAAATTACACCTCTTATAACTGCACCACCAGGTATCAGTGATGCCATGAACAAATTCATCGCCCTGGTTATTGCTGTCAATCTTACCACAGTGACCAGCGCAAAGAAAGTGCCAAATCCAGTTATTAACACACCTAAATTGTCGCTGACTAAAATAATGGCCTTGCCCAATAGTGTGGTCACGCCAGTGGCCTTGTCTAATTCTCCAAAAAATTTAGTAGCGTTGTTGCCTGCAATGGTTAGAGCACTGCTTAATTTAAGATCAGTGGTCTGTGCTAATTTTTCAGCACTTTCTTCTGTGGCCTGCAATGCCAGTGTAAGTGCTTGCACAGGAATGCCAGTGTCTCTGGCAATTTTTGCTAATTCAGGAATGCTTTTGCCTGTGGCCGCAGCAAGTCTTTCTACCACATTTCTGTTGGCGTTTAATAATTGTGTGAAATCTCTGCCATCAATAGTGCCTTTCACAAATGCTTTGCTTAAATTATCTGTGAGTGCAGCAGCGTCTTGTGTGGAGGTGTTGTTGATTTTTAAACTGTTATTAATAGTTTTAATAAAATTATTAAATTCATTGCCAGCAAAACCCGCGTCTTGTGTGACCAATTGTAAAGCACTGTATAAGTTGGCAGTTTCTGCCAATGATCTGCCATTCTGTGTGGCAATTTGAAACACTTGATTTTGTGTTCTTGCAAAATCTTGAGATGCATTGGTAGCATTTTTAATTTTATTGCTAAAATCCTGATAGGCACCTACGGCCTGAAATATTTCTCTGGTTCCAAATGCTACTCCTGCAAATTTAGCTAGAGTGCCTAAACTTCTGCCAATTTTATCTATAACAGGTGTTGCTTTATCTCTACCTATAATATCAAGATATTCTTGTGCCATTTATCTTCTTCTCTTTGTGCCCATAGAGTTTGATCTTTTTTTCTCCAGATCATACTCCCATTGATAATAGGCGCTCCACGTGCTCAATTCTAGGACACTGAAGTTCATAACTTCTTCAATGCTTTTGCCCAATCTGTCCGCAATCCGACAGATCAAGAGCAGTTCAGTGTCCTCTAGGAGTTTTTTGAGATTGCCTCAACCGACTCCGGAGCAGCGTTAAGTGCGCCACACACTCTTACAATCACATTAGGATCAACCTCATTCATAAATGTGAACTTGTCAAATTTATTGAACATGGGTTTGCCTTCTGGATCCAATGCTTTGGCAATGATGGTTTCCACCAATGCTTCCACAGTTTTACCTTCCTGTTGCAATTGAATAATTCTGCTTTCTATTGCAAAAGAATAAGCATTCTTAAAATAGATATCTGTCTTCCATTCATCCACAGTGATCTTTTTTAATCCGCCTGCTAATCTTTCTTTAAAATGCCCTTTGGCATTGTCTAATATACTCATTTGATTCTCCTCATAGTTTGTCTAATGGCAGGTTTGATCATACCATTAGGTGCTTGTTTACTGTGTCCTTCTTCAAGAACATTAATATATGGCACGCGGTTATTCACTTGCCATACTCGGTCTTTGCGGTATAAGTTCCAACCGCGTCTTGCTCTGCCTTTGTCTATGGGTGTGGCCCGTTTGACCTCTTCATAGAAAGTTTGAGCAAACAGATCCATTCGTTTGATTTGATTTTTTTTCAAATTACGAATACTGTCTTTTGATGCAAATTTTACATTCAACATAATCTGTTTGCTCTGATGCCTTATTATACTGTGCCTAGTGTGATGCCGCCTGTGCCTTGAAAGTTCACTGTGGCAGTGATCAGATCATCATAACTTGCTGTTCTTGATACTGATGTCACAATCACTTGTCCTGAAAACTTTTGACTGCCTGCTGCTGTGCTGGTGATAAAGTCCACAAACAAGTCGTCATTGCTTTCTGGTGAAAA